ATTATTAAATCCATTTGCTTGCCAATCTGTACCCGGATCAAGTCGTGTATATGCACTTGCAGCAGCAAGAGTAAATGCAGTTGTACCACCTACAATGTACAACTCACCATAAGTAATACCCGGACAAAATTGCCACGTTCCACTACCAGAACCATTGGAAACATACACCTTATCTGCGACAGCAGCAGCCACACCTTTAGGCTCATGCAGATTAGCACCAGTTAGATTAGCGTGTGAAACGTTTGGCATAGCTATTCCTTATAAAGAAGTGGGAGAGGATGTTTCCATCCCCTCCCGTTACACCGTTAGATGTAAGTTACAACCAGAGCAGCACTACCCGCTGTCCAGTCAGTGTCAGCACTGCCAACATCAATAGTGTCAGCCGAGCTATACAACTTCAGTTCAGCGGCACCTGTGTCAGTAGCACCATACGCATACACACCGTTAGAAGCAATAACCGCACCAGCAGTGAGTGACGCAACACCAGCAGAAGCAGTGGTAATGAAGCCATCGGTGTCAGTACCATCGCCAACAATCAGCGCATTACTAGCACCAGCAAACGCCACATCAACAACCAGTTTAACTTCAACAATTTTAGAACCAGCAGGAATCGGAACGTTAATTGCACCATTGCTGTTGTTAGCATTAACATCGCGCCATGTAAACGGAGCTGCAGCAGTTTTAAGACCACCTTTACCAGCGTAGTTTTTAGCTGTTGAACCTTCGATTACCGGACGTTGCGTACCAAAACCCACCACCAGACCATCTGCATTGGTCCAAGTAGAACCGCGCCTTTGAGAAGTAGCCATATTATATCCTCCTTATTAGATTGTAGCAGGAGTAAGGGCAACAACCATGCTCTCAGGGCGATAGAGCTTGAGGCCAAAACGAGCGTTCATAACGTATTCGTCACGACGCAGGTCTTTATTGCGCTCATACTCCACACGCGGCTCTTGACGCCAAGCACCCACAAACGGTGTTTCGTCCATGCCACCAAGCGAACAGAACAGGTTTTGAACAAACCCTGTAGTAGTCACAGACGCGCCACCAAGACCCGAGTTTTCATCGGACACTGTAGTGGACAGGTAGTTAGAAACATAAACGTCAAAGCCGTAGATGTTCTTAACAAACGCCATACCTGTAACATCATTCACAAAGCCAGTGTTAATCAGCCCTTCAAAACGCGGGTTGTTGCTCACGTTAGTGATATTGGTAATGGTGTTAAGCACATACTCTTGCGACGGATCAACAATCGCAACACGCATACCAGTGCAGTTGGCTTTATCCAGAGCAAATTTTGCTTTGGCAAAGTCAGCAAGCGCCAGATTACCCGATGTTTCCGCACCCACAAAGCGATGAGGCGCACCATTAATGGTGTTGGCATCGGACAGTGTTTGCGAACCAGCCAGCGCGAAGATGGATGTTTCCATGTTCTCTTCGATAGCACGACGCATCTTGGGAATGAACGACGCAATCAGTTGGTTAGAATAGTAGCTGTCTTGTTTCGCTTTGTCCGTAATGAACGTAGCCGATTCAACATAGCGATCAATCGTCAGATTGAATTCGCCAGTGTCCATCGAATCATACACCACGGGTGTTTCTTCCGCTGTTTCACGCATCGGAATTTCACCAATCGACGGAATTGTCAGTTGGTTACCATCCGGGAAGTTTGTCAACCACCGCACATACTTTTGACCCTGAAGACGATCCTTAAGAATTTCTTTAAGTTGGTCGCTCCAAATCTCCGCACGAACGAGGTTGGCATTCATTGCATCATAATTGAAAGCCATAATACTCTCCTAGTTATTTACCGTAATAGAGGCTAGGATTGCTCCTAACCGCTTGGTCCATTTGCAACTGAAAGTCTTGACTATAATAGACAGAAGGGGAAGTACGACGAACATTATCAAAATATTCTTTTGTTCCAACTTTATTTGTACGACCAGTGTTATTCACTGACGCATAAGATACAGTTGTGTTAATGCCGCCCATTTCTGCTACAGTAGTTTCTTTACCTTCCTTTACAAAAAGTGCCACAAATTTATCTGGATCAACAGAAGCAAGTTCAGTGTATACACGTTGCAGTTCAGGAGTTACGGCTACTTCAGCAAACTTTGCAGCAGCTTGTTCACCAAACAACTCTTTCATACGACTATCTGCTCTACGAATATTATCTTCGCGTTTCTTCCTTGTTTCCAAACCTGTTACAGTAGCTTCAACCAACTTAGTAAGGTCTTCTACACTAGGTTGTTTAACCGTCACCTGTTGGTCTACAGGTTGTGTAGTCTGTTGTTGTTGCAACCGTTCCAAGACATCATCAATGGTTTTGTTTGCGACGGTTTGTTCTTTAAGCTGGCGATTCTCTGCCTTAAGCTGTTCGATAAAATCGTCTGCATGTACATAGGCTTTCGCCAAATCATCGACTGTCTTGTACTTCTTGCCCTCACCTACAAGGGCAGCTACAATCTCAGATTGAGAAGGTTGGGTCGAACCCGACTGTTGAGTAGCGTCTTCAGTCTGTGTGGTGGCATTGTCTGCCGAAAAAATTGTGCCATTGTCTGACATTTGAATCTCCTTAAAAGTCCTTCTAATGATATATTAGTAAAAAATACCCTATTTGTCCAATGGGTTTTTACTTATTTTTACTACCTTCAGGAAGCATATCTATAACATCTTGATATGCTTGCCTTTTTCCAGCTTCAAAAGCTAATAGTGCATAATGGTTAGCAATTGAAAAATCTTCTGCTTTTATTTTATTTGTTGAACTTTTTAATTCTTCTAACGTCTTATAAAGACATGTAAGACCATATTGCATATTGTTCCATGTTTTTTCCCACTCTTCTTTGGAAATATCTTTAGGCTTATGCTTAATAAGAATTTGTCTCATTTACATCGCTCCCTCTTCGGGAACGATCACTCCCTCAGTGGGTACTTGCTGTTCCACTGCCATATCTTCTTGCAGTTGGTTCATAAGTCGTTGTGTTTCAGCTTGTTCAAACAACATAACGTTGTCTTTGACAATCTTATAGTTAGACCATCCCAAGTTCTCTTCAAGAGCTTTAGCAATTGCTTTGCCAGAAATATGAGCAGCAACGCTAGGAATAGCACCAACTGTCTGCACAGTTTGTGCCAGTTCTTGAATAAACTTAGCTTGTTCAGCGTAGTGCCTAGCACCCATAGGATAAAGACTACCACTGCCAACCAAGTCATCTTTGGTCACTTCAATAAACACTTCGTTACCAAAGTCAGGATCAATTGTCTTAATCCGTTCTACAGCACCAAAGTTACGCCTACTTTCTTCAAGCATACTATTCAGCAACGGTTCCAGAATGTTTTTTTCAAACCACTGCACCTTACTTTGAAAAATACGACCAGCAGCATTTTCCAACACCTGTACTTCGTACTTTGTTTTTTCACCCGGAGTGCGAATGCCCATAGCTTGTTTAGGCGCACCAGCCAATTCTTCCATACGATTCATCAGTTCCACAATCTGAAGATCAGCTTGCAGGGCTGTGCCATCAGGACGCATAAATTCTACATCCCCTTCATCGCCACAGAAAATAATCTCACCCGGAGCATATTCAAACTCTTCTACCGTAATACCTTTGACTTTAGCTACAGGGTAGGCAATCTGGTCGAACACATCAGCTTTCAAGTTTTCAAGATGGTCAATGCGATATTGCATACCCATCAGTTGATCCAGTGGTCCCTGTGCCCACAGGTTGTCCGGGCGCAGTCGCCACCCACAATGAAAGAACGGCTTTTTACCAAGCCAGCTTTTGTTAGGTTCTTTACGAAGGATAAGTTTCCTGTCAGCAATTGTAACCACAACATCACGAACATACTTACCTTCATCCCTGTCCCAAATGTCACCCCAAAACTCAATTAGTTCAACAAGGTCAGAGTTGACATATTCATCCAAACTACCAAAGCCATCAACAATTAGACCACTGTTTTTGTAACGTTCAGGATTGTCGTGGTAGGATGCACGAAACTGCATAATTTGTTCTACAACCTTTTTGTCGTAGCCAAGTGACGGATTAGTTTCAACATCATTAATCAAGTCGCCAACGCTCTTAAGAACACGGCGAATAAATGGAGTAGACTCAAACGATGTAGCCAAAGGATTGATTACAACATCAAGTGGGTTTACACGGAATGCTTTAGGTCCAGTGTAAAGATTGATGGGTTCTTTAGTATCGTAATCAATCTTACTTTCAGAAACAAACGAGTGTCCAACAAACACATTGCCATAGTCAATGTAGTCATAAATAAGTTGTGACACAAGAAGTTGAAAGTTGGAAGCCTTCAACTTTTGTTTCATGTAGTTTACAATAGCAATGCGCTTTTTAGCAATGTTTTCAGTTTTGTCATTGCTCTCCCATGTAAACCAGTCTTCACTAGGAAACAACGCTGCAATGTAGTTAGCGTGAAGGTTGTCCCTAATTTGAGTGAGTTTAGGTGTAACAGTGGAGTTTTTCCACGGCAGTTTAGAGTTTTGAGTTTTGCGTGTATCTGTAGCAAACAAGTATTTACGCAGTTCTTCTTTTTCTTCTTTCCACGGATTGCGTGCCTCGTCCCACTTAAGCCAGTAGTCAACAATTGTTGCTACCAGATTACTTGTATCTTCATATACACTTTGAATATTGTCTTGCATATAGTCTCCTATTAAGCTGCAACTCCACCCCAACGGGAAGAATAAATTACCTTCTTATCTTTACGTTGCCACATTCTGCTACTTCCCATAGGTGGCTTGGCTATTTCTACAACACTTGCTAGTGCATCTTTTACGTCATCGTGTTCTGGATTAGTCATCAACAACTCTTCTTCCAACACTTGAGAGTTGCCGCCTTTATAGTGCCACATCATTTTGTTTGAATAACGCGGCTCAAGAATTGCACTAATACGTTCTTCTTTTTTCATGTTACGCGGTGGATTGTATTCTTCAATTGAAAAGATTACATCTTGACTACGCATATACTCTCTAAACTGTGTGACAATAAGACGCTGTGCAGCTACTACTTCAGCACGTAGTTTTTTAAACTTCCATTTTTTATAAGATCGCTGCACTTTATCAAACATCACACTAATTTTGTTTGTTTTAAATCTATCAATGTCAAGTACGTAAATGTTATTATCTTCATCGACACCAACAACTACAAGTGCTGTATAGTCAGC